GACAAATGCACCTTGAAGGTCATCGAGTTCACATCCGCCGAGGTTGACATGTTGCAGTAGACATGTTCCCCTGCTTGGGAGATAAACTTCCAGGCATACGTTACCCCGGATTCGATTTCCATTACGATCTACCTTTGTTTTGTTGAGCCAGATGTCACCACGCTTGATTCCTTCAAGCAGTGCTTTTTTAACCTCTTGGTCAGCGAGTTCCCACCAACGGTCATTGATGTTGACGCAACGCTTAACCCAAGGAAGCTCACTACGACTAGCAGTGATAAACTCAAGCACATCAGGATGACTGAGATCAAGATGGCATACAACAGCTCCATTTTTATAGACTCCTCCACGCCTCAAGATTTCGTTGAGGGTGGAGTAGATCTTAGCGAATGATACTGGCCCAGATGCCACAAGACCCTTGCCATTCTCAGAGCCTTTGTGACGGACCTTGGAGAGGTGTACTGCAACGCCCGCTCCATAGCGTAAAGCATGACTAACGAATCGCCACGATGCTTCGATTCCATTTTCTCCCTCCATTGTGTCTTCTACAACGAAGACGGTACAGCTAACTGGTAGACGGGATGTCGGATCATCAATCCAACTTTGTACACGGCCAGTACGTGCGATTAGTTCTTTAGGTGGTTTAGACATTATCAAACAAGATCATTAAGGTTAGGTGGTTGATAGTTCGGTCCTTTCAAGACCTTACCATCTTCACGGTAGATAGGATTACCGTTGTCGTCCAGTTTGGACATGTTGCTTTGGTGAACACGATTCAGAGCTTCGTCTAGATCCCATCCAAGATTAGCAGCGTACTGGTAACACACATAAACCAGATCAGATAGCTCTTTAAGGCACTCAGCAGAGTTGACTGTGAGACCCATAATTAGTTGGTTCTCAGCATCAAGGAACTCTTTAAATTCCTCAACGATCAAACTCCGTTGCATAGTCCGTGAAGCTGGAGTCGTACTGTTCCTCACTTGGAAACCAGCCCTGAACTCCTGTGCCTGTTGACTGAGAAACGATTTCGTTTTCAAGCTCATTTTGTAGATAGTGGATTGCTTTCTTTAGGTCGTCTAGTTTGCTGTCTTTATAACCAGCACGGCAGACATATTTAACTGCATTACCAAGGTGGTAGTTCAGTCCTTGGTCTCGGATGAAATCCCAAACTTCAACTCCCCCTCGTTTGTAGTACGACGGTCCTGTGGTATTGGAGTGGGCCATTTCTTAACTAGGTTGGATACGGTGTTGGTAAGGACGAAATTCTGATGCTGTAATGAGAGGAAGATCGTGATGATGTCTTCCTTTTGTGCATCATCAGATCGGAGTGCATTCTCGATCTGCTTCATCTTGAATTGTTGCTCCATTGTCATCTCTGTCACTGGAGCTGGGAGACCAAAGTCTTGGTTCTTGATTGGTGAAATCATAGTCTTCTACTTGTAGAATCTTAGCAAGGCGGGCATTCATTAGCGCAACGTCTTCACCAAGATCTTTCTCAGCAAATGCTTTGACTACTGTATCCCATGTGTATCCATCTTTCTCAAAGAGAGTTACAGCACGTTTAATACCAATACCAGGTACACCAGCATAACCATCTGTTTGATCACCTGCTAGTGTTTGAATAAGATGCCATTGGTAACCCCCTTCTGGGGTGATAGTACTCACTTCCTGGGTGAAGTCGTACAACTCACCAGGTATCTGTCTCATGTCCTTATCAGGGCTGCAGATAATATGTCCATCCTCCTTTGTAGCGTAGATGCCCATTGCATCATCAGCTTCCAAGGTTGGCATCATAACAACGTGGTAGTCTTCCTTGAGTTTGTTGATGACCCTTTTGTAGCCACACGGCTTCTTTCGATTACGATGTCCTTTATACGCTGGGTCAATAGATTTACGAAAGTTGATACTATCAGAAAAGAACAGAATAGAGTCATCAAAACATCCAAGGTCAGAAGCGATGTTATAGAGTTCTCGTTCAACGTATTCGTATGCCTCACTGAATCGGGAGGTAACGACGATAAGATCTTCCCCGAAGTCAATTTCTGTTTCGGTAGAGGCGCAGCACTTATAGACGATATAATCTGCATCTATCAGTAGACTCATTTACCTTGTCCCCGCTTAAGCTTTCGCCCATGCGAAGGAAGACTGCGGATACCATTACCTTGACGTGTGTGCTTGTATTTAGCACGTGATTGGAACTCAACTCGTCCCAGTGCT